TGCTACTGGTTTTGCAAAGTGTACTCACCAGATCTTGTCTACACTACAACGGGATTGGGATGTTGCGGTTCTGGGGTTAAATTATTTCGGTGATCCCCATCAGTATCCGTATCCCATTTTCCCATGTGTGCGAGGAGTACGTGGGGATCTGTTTGGCATTTCGCGAATTCCACAACTTATCAAGACACTTCGTCCTGAACTAGTTATTGTTCAGAATGATACATGGAACTTCCCGCAGTATCTGAAAGCCATTGGTAACGTGCCAACAGTTGGTATTGTTGCTGTGGATGGACAGAACTGTCGAGGGAAGGATCTCAACGGGCTTGTCCATGCGATTTTCTGGACGGATTTCGGCGCCAAAGAAGCTGCCCTCGGTGGATATCGTGGTACCTCCACGGTTATTCCGTTGGGCGTTGATTTGGATCTGTACAAGCCGATTGACCGGAAAGTGGCTCGGGACGCAATGGGGCTACCACAAAAGCAGGCCGGTGGCTTCATCGTAGGAAATGTAAATCGCAATCAGCCGCGCAAGCGCATGGACCTGACCATTGCATACTTCTGTGAATGGGTCAAGACCTACCGCGTGGACGATGCCTACCTTTATCTTCACATTGCTCCTACTGCTGATGCTGGTTACGACGCTTCACAGCTGATGCAGTATTACGGTCTGACAGGTCGGCTGATTATCGCCGAACCCGAGCCGGGTTTTGGTATTCGCGAATCAGCGCTTCCGTATGTCTACAACAGCTTTGACGTGCAGGTTTCGACAAGTCAGGGCGAGGGATTCGGACTCACTACCCTCGAAGGCATGGCCTGCGGAGTCCCGCAGATATTTCCAAATTGGGCGGCGCTTGGTGACCTGTTTGCAGATTGCTGCGACGCTATTCCTTGCACAACCACAGCTTGCACACCGAACAACATCAATGCTATCGGCGGAGTTTCTGACAAGGATGCGTTCATTGGGGCACTGAATCGGCTGTACCGTAATCCACTTCGTCGTATTAGCATGAGCGACAAGGTCATTACGCGAGCTCAGGAAGCGCGTTTCCGTTGGCACAACATCGGGCAGAAATACCTCGAAACGCTCGAGGGAGTCTTTGCTCCAAAAGTAATGATAGAAGCCAATGGCGTTTAAAGTATCTATTAGAAACAAAAAGGCTGTTCAGGGTCAATTAACCACTCTTGTGAAAAATATGACTCCTGCAGTTCAGGCCGCGCTAATGGAGGAAATGAAAATAGAAAGAGAGGAAGTAATTCGTCGCGTTCCAAAAGATACGACAGCGTTGAGTGCATCGTCACATTTGATCGAGGGTGATGCAAAAGGACGAACACGAAAGAATGTAGCTGCAGCAACAATCATTGTTGGTGATGACACGATAAATCCCAAGACACAACAACCAACAAAAGAATATGCAGCAAAAGTCCATGAAGATTTAGAAGCACATCATGATGAGGGGCAGGCTAAATATCTTGAATCAGTTCTCAAGGAAGTTGCCCCATATATGTCGAAACGAATTGCTCGTCGTCTTGATTTGAAAAAGATAGCTGGTTCTGTTAGTAAGAGTGATGAAGAATAATGGCTAATACTTTCTATTGCCATATTCGCCCGCGACGTCCCTTTGACTTGGGACTAGATGATAACCATCGTCTGCGGGTTGCATTTAATATAGATGCATGTAAACGACCGTCGGATACGTTTGCTGAAGAAATTCTTTCTCTACTTGTAGCGGCAGGTGTTGGAATCTTAGGAACTAATTTATTCGTCAGTTCCGCAGTAACCTTGCCGACTGGTGACGGGCCATATCTGTCGGTCATTGAGACCCCAGGGAGGGAGGCAGATTACATTCACAATGTGAAGCATCCTGCGTATGATTATCCGTCCGCCCAAATCGTTACTCGGGCGAAGACGCGGGGTCCAGCCTTTGTAATGGCGACTGCAGCATACAACGCTCTCAAAGGCGTTGTGAATCAAACTGTCACCTTTTAGGAGGTAACATGTCCGAAGGAATGTCGGCACAAGGAACAATGATTCGGGTCAGCCTCGACCCGAATTGGCCACCTGTAAATCCAGTTGGTGGCCCGGTCGAATTCGAGGACATCGGTGAGCTTCGTGAAATCACTGCTCCCGCTCTGACTCGAAACAACATCGAGCTGACGAACCACAACAACGCCGACGACGAGTACATCGTTGGCATCCGACGCCACGGTGAATTGACGTTCAATGTCAACTTCGTGCCGCGGCTCGGTTCTCATGACCATCTCACTGGTCTGCAGAAGAAGTGGTTCGACGGCACACGCGACATCTACAAGCTGACCTACCCCGACGGAACGTCGTGGCTGTTCAGCGGGTTCGTGTCAAACGTGGGCGCGTCTGCTCCAGTGGATGATCGTCTGTCTGCGGACATCACGATTCGTCCCACCGGCCGTCACGATTGGGTCGTTGAAGATCCGGCTGTCACGTCTGACATGAATGTCGTTGCGAGCGGCTACGGCCGCGGTGGTCCCGAAGTTCCGGCGACTGCTGGTACTGTTGGCGGACCCGGAACAATGCCACGACGGCAGTACTCACCGGTCGACGAGTAGTTCAGTTCACCTGAGTGCGGGGAGGGGAAGAGATTCCCCTCCCTCGAAAGGAATAGGACAAGGAGAATATCATGGTTGAGAATGGCAAGAAGCGGTATCTTACTGCAGAACAGATCCTCGAGATGGACGATCTCAACACGATGGACGTTGAGGTTCCCGAATGGTCTATTGATGGCGAACCGGGAATTGTTCGTCTCAAAACCCTCAGTGCTCGTGAAGCACTCACCTTCCAGAAGCAGATGCAGGTCAACTCCAAAGCACGCGAAGATGCTATGGTAAGTATTGTTGTGCTTTCGGCTGTTGATGAAAATGGCGAACGTTTGTTTCACCAGAAACAGGTTGAACTTTTGCGAGACAAGAGCGTGAAAGTATTCACCCGTCTCCAAACGGCCGCCATGGAGCTAAACGGCTTCAGCAACCCGAACAAGGATGCAGACGCAAAAAACGGCTAGCGCGTGGATCAGTTCGTAGGTTTGCTTATGAACTGGCTCTACGCCTTGGTCGAATAAACGTCGACGAAATGCTCGACGAAATCAGTTGGGAACAATTCGTTGAGTGGATGGCGTTTGCACAACTCTGTCCATTTAACGAAGATCGAAATGAATACCGATTCGCTAGCATTGTAACGATGTTAGCTAATATAAATCGTGATACGAAGAAACAAAAGGATCCATGGCAAGTGGATCAATTCGTAATGCGATTTGGTGATATTCCTGAGCCGACGTCACAAAAGAAGAAACAAACGGCTGAGGAACAAAAGAGAATCGGTAGACAGTTCTTTATGATGTACGGGGGGCGGGGATAATGCTTTTAGCTCCGATCATTGGAACAATCACATTTGTTAACAATGCTTCGACACAGCTTACAGCTGTAGCGGAGGGGTTGAGAGACCTTGGATCGGCAGCACGTAGTCTTGGCACCAGCTTGTTGCTTCTTGGTGGTGCAATGTATAAGGGCATGACCGCCCCTCTTCAGGCAATGATTAAAATTGGCATTGATTTTGAACATCAATTTGCCAATGTTGCAAAGACAGTTCAGGGTTGGGATCTCGATGTATTCGGCAAGTGGACAGGTGGAGCCAAGCAGTTTCGCGAACAGCTTCGAGGGATGGCTCGGGAGCTGCCATTTACACATAAAGAATTAGCCGAAATCGCGGCGTTTGGTGGTCAGTTCGGTGTTGCAAAAGAACAGCTTGCTAGTTTTACTGAGGTCGTTGCAAAACTTGGCACAGCCGTAGATGGCATCGAGGCAGAAACTGCTGCGAAGGGTCTCGCACAGATTGCCCATATCACTGGTACGTTTAAGAAAGATCCTGAAAAGGGCTTCGAACGTCTCGCCTCAACTCTTGTTGATCTCGGCAACAAGGGTATCTCTACCGAAGGTACTATCCTCGAAATTACTCGACGTATGTCGGGTGCCGGTCAGGTTGCTGGAATGGCTGCCCATGAAATGTTTGGGTGGTCGGCGGCAATCGCCAACCTTGGCCATAGATCAGAACTTGGCGGTAACGCGCTTTCAAATACAATTCTGAAGATTTCGCGTGCTGTTTCAGAAGGTGGTGAGAAACTCACAGCATTTGCAAAAATTTCGGGAATGACTGCGGAGCAGTTCAAAAAAGATTGGGGTGCTGACGCTTCGGCTACATTGGCCACGATGATTAGTCGCCTTGCTGCACTTCCGAAGGCGATGCAGGCTGCTAAGATTGGCGAGTTGTTCGGTATCAATGTTCGTCAGAACCAGGTCATGTTGACTTTGGTTGCGACACAGAGTCTTCTCACTTCAACTCTGTGGGATGCCAAGCACGCATATGAAGCGAACAACGCTTTGCAGGCAGAATTCGAAACCAAATCACATACTCTTGCAAATCAGTTAATCGTTCTAAAAAATAGATTCTATGATATTGCCATTACGATCGCACAGCCTTTCATGGATGCGATCCGTTCGTTTATTAGCTCGATGGAGCCTTGGATCAAGAAACTTGAGGATCTTGCCAAGTGGTTTGAAAATCTCGATGAAGATAGTCAGCAGTTAATCGTCAAGTGGACTTTATTGGGAGTAACAGTTATTCCAGCCTTGACGCTTGCACTTGGTGGCCTTTTGTGGGTGATCGGGACACTCGCAGGAATCATGGCCTCGATAACATTTTCTACCATTGCTCTGAGTGCGGCAGCTACAAGTGGTTCTCCAGCTCTTATTGGTTTGGCAAGTGCCGCAACTCAGCTACGTGGTGCTCTTGGATTTTTGGGAACTGGTCTTGGACGACTTGGAGTTGCTGCTGGAGCTGCTTTTGTTCTTTGGGAATTTTATAAATCTATTCAAGACTATAGGAATCTTCCAGAAATTAGAAAAACTGCTGATGATATTAATTCTGTTGCAGCAGCAACGGCAACAGCAGTAGCCAAAGTAGATGAATACACTGCTGCTCAGAATGAATATCATAGAGAAATGACCCTTGGTAAGGGCATTCTTTTAGATTATAATGGGTATCAGAAAAAAATTACTACAGAAGCACAGACTTGGGGCGCTTGGTTTTCTTCATGGACTGGTTACATTATTTCATCTGATGGAGCATGGAAAGATCTTAAACGAACAGTTAGTGAATTTTTTGATCTGTTTTCGTTTAATGATTTGACCATGTTTCTTCGGCCGTTAGATCTTCCTTTTCAGATACTAACGTCTGTTACAGATAAAATCAATAGAATTAGAGGAAAAGTTGACACGTTGCCTGATGTTCCTCTCTTTGATAAGGAAACTGGAAAAAGGAGACCAAGACCGTTTAGTGGTTATTTAGATCAGCTTCCTGCTGAATTTACACTTCAGGATCCAATGAAGGCTCGTCGTGATAAATACGGTAGAATAGATCCGAATGCCATATCTTTTGTTTCTGAGGCTGAAATGCAGAAACGAATTGATACGGAAACTGCTGATATCACACAGCACCATCTAACAAGAGTTCAGCAAGGTCTTGAAGCAGATGCGGCAGCTGCTGAAACTGCTAGAGAAAAGGCAAAGAGACTTGCTGAAGAATTAAAGAAAGTTGAAGAAGCATTTGAACGTCT